AAAATGGAAAAATATAGGTTTATAATGGTAGTGTGAAGTTATAAAATAATAGCTTCACTCAGTTGCATAGTACACACTTCCTTTACTAAATAAATCATTACTCTCTGCCTCCGATATATTTTAATACTTTTGTAGACAAATGAAACTCCTTCTTTGTCTTTTTTTATTTGAAAAGAGGTGCAAAAGATATGCTAAGACCAAAGCAAGAAAAGTTTATTCAAAATATTATAAAGGGAATGTCTCAAAGGCAAGCATACAAAGATGCTTACAAAGCAAAGTATAGTGTTAAGTCTATTGATGAAAAGGCAAGTACACTATTTAACTCAGAAAAGGTACAGGAAAGGTACAGAGAATTGCTTAAAAAAGCTGATGATGAGAGTATTATGAGTGCTATTGAGAGAAAAAAATGGCTCACTCAAGTTATCAAAGGTGTTATTAAAAACACTAGCTATGATAGTAATGGAAATTCATATGAGAATGAAGCATACATGTCAGATAAAATGAAAGCAGTAGACATATTAAATAAAATGGACGGTGAATATGTTACTAACATTAATGGCATTGTGGATTTATCATTTGAAGAAACATTAAAAAAAGTAAGTGGAAAAGATGAATATTAATACAAAAAAATATATTGAAGAATTTATCAAGATAAGAGATAAAGCTGGAAAAATTATTGATCTAAAACTAAATCAAGGACAGCAGAAGCTATATGATGCTATAAAGAAACAACATTCTGAAGGGAAACCTATCAGAATTATAGTATTAAAAGCTAGGCAGATAGGATTTAGTACTTTAACAGAAAGTATTATATTCAAAAATACTGCTACTAAGTTTAATGTAAATGCAGGTATTATCACTCATAAAGAAGAGGCAACAACTAACTTATTCAATATGAGTAAGAGGATGTATGATAACCTTCCAAGAGAGATAAAACCATCATTAAAACGAAGTAATGCAAAAGAATTAATCTTTGATAATGATAGTGGAACAGGATTAAAAAGTAAAATAAAGTGTATGACAGCTGGAAGTAGTGGTGTAGGTAGATCAGATACATTTAATTACTTACATATATCAGAATTAGCTTTTTGGGGAAATAATGCAAAAGAAACTACAGTAGGATTATTCCAAGCAGTACCTAATTTACCAGATACAATGATAGTGATAGAGTCAACAGCTAATGGCTATGAATATTTCAAAGAATTATGGGATATGGCTGTTAGAGGAGAATCTGATTTTATTCCTGTATTCGTAGGATGGAATGAACTAGAAGAGTACAAAATACCGTACACAGGTTTTGAACTAAACGAATACGAAAAGAAAATTCAGAAAACATATAACTTATCACTAGAACAATTGAGCTGGAGAAGATGGTGTATAAAGAACAACTGTGGTGGTGATGAGGAACAATTCAAACAAGAATATCCTATAAGCCCACATGAAGCCTTCATAAGTAGTGGAACATGTATATTTGATAAAGAGCTAGTGATAAACAGAATATCGGAGTTACCTAAGCCGTTAAAGATAGGTTATTTCTCATATACTTATGATGATACAAAGCCTCAAGGTAAGAAAATCAGTAATATAAAGTGGATAAATGATAAGAATGGCTATATAGAAATATATGAAGTTCCTAACATTTATAAATACTGTATCGGTGGTGATACTGCTGGTGAAGGATCTGATTATTTTACAGGGCATGTTCTAAATGCTAAGACTGGCAAACAAGTAGCTAGATTAAGGCATCAAACAGATGAAGATTTGTATGTAGTACAAATGTATTGTCTAGGCTATTATTATGGTTATCTAACTAGGCAAAAGAGATTAGAACCTGCCTTAATAGGAATAGAGTCTAATTTCAGTAGTTATCCTAATAAGGAATTAGCAAGACTAGGCTACCCTAATTTATTTATTAGAGAAAGAGAAGATAAGTTTACAGGTGTAAAAGAAAAATCTTATGGATTTAGAACTACATCAGTAACAAGACCAGTAATAATAGCTGAATTAGTAAAAATAGTTCGTGAAACAATAGAGCTAATCAATGATAAATTAACTTTAGAAGAAATGTTGACTTTCGTGAAAAATGAAAGAGGAAGAGCTGAAGCCCAAGAAGGATCACATGATGATTTAGTAATGGGCTTAGCTATAGCATACTACATAAGAAGTCAAGTAGTATATGATACCGAACCTATAAGTATTCAACAACAATTTGGATTTGAAGTTGAAGAAAATTATAACTATGATTATGGAGAAACCATTGAAATAGTATAGTATTACCTTTTAGGTAGTACTCTGCTGATATACTGATATACCTCCTTAAAAGGTAGATTACATAGATGCCAAAGAATGAAAAAAATGTAATTATATATCAGCAGAGTAGTGTCTATAAGGCACAAAAAAATCTTATACTACCAATGCCGTTTCAAATACCACCAATGGAGGTTAGTATGTTAGCTGATGTAATGATACAAAAAGAAAAAGAGAGAGAAAAAAATTTATTAGAGGAATATCAAAAAAATCACTTTCCGATCAATTGTAATGTATTAATATATTCACAAGACATACACATCATTGGTGGTATAGAAACATGGTTATATACCATAGCCAAAACATATAACGACTGTGATATTGTAATAATGTATGATACAGCAGATGAAGAACAAATAAGAAGATTAGAACAATATGTAAAAGTAGTTAAGAATGTGAATCAACCAATAAAATGTAATACAATAATGTATTCAACAACAATGGCTATGGAAAGTAAGTATGATGTAGAAGCTAGAAAGATTCTTACTATACATGCAGATTATAAATTTCAAGACTATATTCCAGAAGTTCCTGATGATGTAGAAATATATGCAGTAAGTAAAATAGCAAGAGATAGTTTTGCAGAATTAACAGGAAAAGAGGTAAAAATATTATATAATCCTCTAAGTGTAGATAAACCACAAAAGGTACTAAAGATAGTAGTAGCATCAAGGGGAAGCTCTGAAAAAGGATTTGATAATGTAAGAATAGCAATAAGAAAACTTCAAGATAGAGGCAGACCATTTTTAATGCTAATCTTTACTGATCTACCATTTGAATGTGATGATAAAAGAGTTATATTCATGGATCCAACACTAGATATAATAACCTGGATGTATTGGGCTGACTGGATTTTTAATCCATCTTATACAGAAGCCTTTAGCTACACGATAAATGAGAGCCTATGTATTGGTAAACCAGTAATTGTGTGTGATATTCCAATGCTAAAAGAAGCAGGAATAACAAAAGATATTGCAATGATATGTAAGACAGATATGTCTAATTTAAATATAGATGATTTATATAACAAAATTCCAAAGGTGGATAATTACATACCACCAAATAGTGAAAAGGAGTGGAACGATATAATGAAAAAAAAGGTTTTAAGAGAAAAAAGACAAAAGCAACCTAAGAAAAACAAGAAGAAAAATAATATAGTGGAACAACCAATTGAACAGAATAAAAAAAAAAGAAAAAATAAAGAAATAGAACAAAATGGAAAAGAAAACTTTGAAAAAGACAATAAAAAGGGATTTATATTTTTTGAAAAAGCATTTAGCAAACAAGAAAAGAGTGATAAGTAATGACACTAGAGGTCATTCTTTTTTGTGCATTATTTGGCTTATTTATAATGGCATCATATACCTTAGGATTAAGAAATGGTCAAAAGCTAGCAAGACAACAAGAAGTAAAGATGCCTAATGTAAATCCAGTAACTGCAATAAAAGAAAAGAAAAAAGAACAAGAGGAAAAGAAAGAACAAGAAATAATAGATATAATGTTAGAGAACATTGATAATTATGATGGTACAGGAATAGGACAAAAAGAAATTCCTAGATATTAAAGAGGTGTGATATGAGACCAGAAGAAATAGATAAGACAGAGATTTATGAGCTATATGAAAAAGGTGTAAATTTTAACAGAATGAGACATGTATTCTCTGATACTGATAGAAACTACAGAATGTATAATGGTGATCAATGGTATGGATTAAAACTATCAGGAATAGAACCAGTACAATTAAACATAATTAAACCAATAGTAAAGTATAAAGTAGGAACAATTAATAGTAATTATTATTTACCAGTATTTAGCTCAGAAAATATAGAAGATAATGAATTTAAAGAAGTAGCAAATAAAACATGTGAATTACTTAATAAGTATGCAGCAAGAGTATGGGAAAAAGATAACATGGATTATAAAACAAGAGCTATTACAAAACACAGTGCTATAAATGATGAATGCCCTATCTATGTTACATATGATGATGAAACTAATCTACCTATGCATGAGATACTATCAAAAAATGATGTTTTCTATGGTAATGAGAATGACAGTAATATTCAGAATCAACCATATATAATCATTAAACAAAGAAGACCAGTAGCAAACATAATAGAAATGGCAAAAAAAGAAGGAGTATCAGAAGAAAAACTACAATACATAATAGGAGATACAGCTAATATAGAAGAAGCAGGAGAATCAGCAAAAGAAGAAGTAGATAATATGTGTACTCTTTTAACAATGTTCTTCAAAAAAAATGGTCAAGTACATTTTTCACAAGCAACAAAGTATTGTGAAATTAAGAAGGATAAGAATCAAGGAACAACACTATATCCTCTAGAACATATGTTATGGGAAGAAAAAGAAGGAGATTCTAGAGGGGAAGGAGAAGTAAGATATCTTATCCATAATCAATTAGAAATAAATAAAACTGAAATGAGAAGATTAATTTCAGCAAAGAATACAGCTTATCCACAGAAAGTTGTGGATATAAGTAAAATAGTAAATCCTGGATCACTAGATAAAATTGGATCATTAATCAAAGTAAATGGAAGAGAAATTGATGATGTAAAGAAAGCTGTTTCAGTAATAAATCCAGCTCAAATGTCATCAGATGTTGAAAAAGTAATGAATGAATTAATATCATTAACAAGAGAATTAGCAGGAGCTGGAGATGCTGCAACAGGAGATGTTGATCCAGAGAGTGCAAGTGGTAAAGCAATACTAGCAGTACAACAGGCAAGCCAAATGCCTATGACAGAACAAACATTATCATTAAAGACAACATTAGAAGGACTAGTGAGAATATGGCTAGATATGTGGAAAACAAATGCAACAGATGGATTAGTAATAGACTATGAAACTACTGATGAAATAACAGGAGAGAAAAAATCACAACCTGTAAAAGTACCATATACAGTATTACAAATGTTACAGGCAAATGTAAAAATAGATATAACACCAAAAAGTCCATATGATAAATTTGCTCAAGAATTATCACTTGAAAATATGTTAAAAGCAGGATACTTCAGTCCACAGAGATTAAGTGAATTAGAAGTCTATGTTGATTTATTAGATGATGATAGCTCAATGCCAAAAACAAAATTATTAGAAGCAATAAAGAAAATGAAAGCTATTCAGAATAGAATAAGTGAAGTACAACAACAAGCTCAGCAATTGCAAATGGAAGCAGATAAATATTTAGGAACACAAGGAGATATAGCAAACATAGGACAGTATGGAACAGATATGATTAATCAAGCAATGCCAGCAGAAGCTGAATAAGCATTGTTTTTTTATAGTCCAAGCATTGAAAGACTTTAAAAGAAAATGGAAAGTGAAGTCAAACACTTACAGAAAATAGGAGGAAAAAATGAACGAAGAAATTATAGTTCAAGAAGAACCTGTTACAGAAGTAACTGAAAATACTGATGCTCAAACAGTAGAAGAAAATGAGGAAGGTATAGAATTAACTGATACCACTACTGAAGAAGTAGAAAAAGAAGAAGTTAAAAGTTATACTGATGAGGAATTAGAACAGCTAGTAAATAGTAGAGTCAATGAAATACTTCCAACTAAAATTGAAAGAGAAAAAAGGAAGATGGAAAAGACTTATAAGAAAGAACTAGCTAAGTACAAAGAAACTGAAAGTATATTAAGTGCTGGTCTAGGAAAAACAGATTTAAATGAAATTAATTCAGATATGAGAAATTTTTATAAGGATCGAGGAATTGATATACCAGTATATTCAGAACCTAGATATTCTGATGATGATGAGAAAGCTCTAGGAGAACTAGAAGCAGACAAAATCATAAGTTTAGGTTATGAAGAAATGCAAGACGAAGCTAATAGATTAGCTGATATAGGCTCTGAAATGACAGTAAGAGAAAAAGCTATGTTTAGTAAACTTGCAACAGAATTAACTAACCAAAAAAATAGAAAAGAGTTAGTAAAAATAGGTGTAAATGAAAATATATTACAAGATGCAAAATTCAAAGATTTTTGTAATCAATTTAATGATAATGTACCTATTACAAAAAGATATGAAATGTATTCAAAGATGTATGAAACAAGACCAGAATACGATAAACCAGGAAGTATGAAAGGTGTTAATAAACCAGGAGTCAAAGAATACTACTCACCAGAGGAAATAGATAGATTAACTGATGAAGAATTAGATAATGATAAAATCTGGGAAGCAGTAAGAAAATCAATGACAGGAGAATCATAACTTCCAAGAAAAGGAGTGAAAAATAATGGCTGTAAGTAACACAGTACAATATTTCCAACAGACTATTTGGTCAAAGTCTATTTTAAGATCATTAACTAAGATCACTTCATTGAGAAATCACTGTGATTTTAAATATGAAAAAGATTCAAAAAATGCAAAAGAAGTAAAAATATTATCAATTACAAGACCTACTATTAGGACTTATGTACCAGGAACAGCATTAGAAAGAGAAAGTGTAACAGATAGTTATCAATTACTACAACTAAACCAATACAGATATTTCAACTTTGAAGTTGAGGATATTGTAAAGGCTCAGTCAGTACCAGGATTAATGGAGGCTTCAACAGATGAAGCTGCCAAAGGGTTAGCATTAGAAGGAGATAAGTATGTAGCATCAATAATTGAAACTGCTACAGAAGATGGGACTGCACCATTACCACAAAGTGCAAGTGTTATTTCATTAACTACTAACAATGCTATGTCAAGTGTAGAAGATGGATTTGCAACATTATATGGTAATGACTGTAGAGTAAGTGATATGTTTTATCTAGAACTTGCACCAAAAGTATTTACAACATATAGACAATGCTTAACTGAGTTATCTACTAATAATCCTGAAATCTTAAAGAAAGGTGCTGTAGGTAAAATTAATAATGCCTATGTATGTATTGAAAACTGTTTGCCAACTGGTAAAACTGGAACTGGATCAACTGATAATGTTTATTACAATATTCTAAGAACAAATAAAGCTATTGCATTTGCTGAACAAATAGAAAAAGTAGAACACTATAGACCACAAGATGCATTTACAGATGCAGTAAAAGGACTATATGTATTCGGAGCAAAAATAGTAAGACCAAAAGAAATCTATATAATGAAAACTGCAATGTAGTTTTAAAATGGAAATATAAGAGCTTTTATAGCTCTTTTTATCGTGTAAGAGTATAAGTAGGTGCAACTCCTACAGCACGACCGATTTATAGGAGGTAGAAATGAATAACGAATTATTTACAATAAAACCAACATTAAAACAATTTTATGGAAGGACAATAAACAAAGATACTAAATTTGATGAAACAACAGAAACAGGAGAAGTGCATCAGACTTTAGATAACTTGGTACTAACAACTGAAGTAAATAGAGAAATGGAATATGATGATATAAAGAGTACAGAACACAGTACACTCACTCAAGAGCTAACAGAAGGAATGATCCTAATATGGGATGAAAAAGAAGGATATATAATTCCTAATGTACCAGTATACAAATTAAAGGATTTAGAAGAAGAAATAAAACAAATAAAAGATATATATAAAGATAATACAGATATAAATCCATAGGAGGTAGAAATGACCTTAAAAGAAATGAAGAAAAAAGTTTTAAGACTAATTGAAGAAATAAGTACAAGTCCAACTAATACAAAACTAACAGATGATCCAGATATAGCTGAGAAAATAAATGATGTAATAAATCAAATTCAAAATGAATTATCAAGAATAAAAAAAATTCCAGTAAGAGATGAATTTGATGTTACAGAAGGAGAAGTAGAACAGTTTAATGACTGGTTAGATGACTACTATCAAGTAAATTTAATAAAAGGTGTAAATCATTATATATATGAGGATACAGTAGAATTTTTAGAAGATGGTAAAGCAGTAGTATATTATTATAAGTATCCAAAACAAATAAATGCAGATACAGATGATGACGAATATAAATTTGAATTATCTAGGGATGTATTAGAAATAATGCCTTACGGTGTAGCAGCAGACTTATTAAAATCAGATATATCAGCAAATTATGGGCAAGTATATGCAAATAGATATGAAACAATGCTTCAAAGACTAGATCCAAGATATCATACAGGAAGTATTTACATAGATACAGGAGATGATAATAGTGAGTTCTTATAGAGCAAGTAGTGGAGTACCAAGTGGTAATCTAATAACTAGAAAAGTAGATTCATTTGCAGGTGTTGATTTTAGTAATAGTGAAACAGATTTAGCAAGAAGTCCAGATAGTAAAAATATGTGGAAAAATTATAAAGAGAATAGTACTGGAATAGAAACAAGACCTGATATGGAGTTAGTTGAATCTTATGACAACACCATATATGGTCTCTTTTTTTATGATATAGGTAATACAACACACAAGATAGTACATGCAGGAACAAAATTATATGATGACGGTGATGAAATATATACAGGTATGAATCTAAGAAGAAGCCAGTCATTTATATTTAATAATATATTTTATATAAAAGATGGATTACATTATTTAGAATATGATGGAGAAACAATACAAGAAGTAGTAGGAACGATTCCAACAACATCAATTGGAGATGCATCAGGAGCAGGAACAACCTATCAAGATGTTAATTTACTAACACCACTTAGAAAGAATCTAAGAATTGGTGATGGTGAAACAGTAGAATTTAAATTAGATACAGAAAACATAGATAGTAATTATGTAGTAACAGCTAAAGTAGGAGATATAACATATACTCAAGGAGAAGATTTAACAGTAAATGCAGTAAAAGGAATAGTAACTTTTGATTCTCCACCACCAGCACCTCTTACAGATGGACAACATAATGTAGAAATACTATTTAGAAAGACAGTACAAGGACATAGAGAAAGAATTGATAAATGTACACTCTTAACAGTATTTGATAATAGGGTGTTTTTTAGTGGTAACAAAGATTATCCTAATGCAATATTTCATAGCTCATTAGAGGATCCAAGATATGTATCAGATTTGGATTATTATAATGAAGGACTAGATTTATCTCCAGTAAAAGCTATGGTAGCAGGAAACAATGCTTTATGGGTATTCAAAGAACCTAGTCAAGCAAATACTACAGTATTCTATCATAATCCAATAATAGATAATAATTATGGGAAAGTATATCCTAGCACACATTCAAGTATTTCTACAGGATGTGTAGCAACAGGAATTAATTTTAATGATGATATAGTATTTTTCTCAGAAAGAGGAATGGAAGCTATTAGTGGAGATATAACAACAGAACAAGTATTAGCACACCGTTCTAGTATGGTAGACAAGAAACTAATCACAGAGACTAATTACAAAAACATGATCTTAGAAGAGTGGGAAGGATACTTACTTGTAATAATAGATAACAAAGTATATCTAGCAGATAGCAGACAAAAATACCAGGATATAAATGTTGAATATGAATGGTATTATTGGGAACTAGCAAAGAACATTACAAGTACTCAAGTAAAAAATGGAGTACTTTATTTATGTGGAGATAGTAAAATCTATTCACTAACCAAAACAGATGGTGAAATAGAAAGCTATTGGGCTACTAAGAATGATGATTTCAAATATCCTCAATTTCAAAAAACTACAAACAAAAGAGGTGGAATAGCAGAAGTTGGAGGAGAAGAAATAAAATTAGAAATAAGAACAGATAACCAAAACTATGAAGAAATAAATACTTTTGAAAATACAAAAGGATATATAGTTTATAGAATTAAAAAGAAAAAGTGGAAAAAATTACAAATGAAATTTAGCTCAGAAACACCATTTAAGTTAAATTCATACACTTTAGAATCTTTCATAGGGGGATATGTAAAAAGATGATAGGAGGAGCAAAAAATGGCAAGTTATAATGTGAATTACAATGATCAGAGATTCAAAAATGTAGAAGCAGAAAAACAAACAGAATTAAATAAATATAATCAAACCTATGACAGGTTAATAGATGAAAGAAACCAATTTACTAATCAACAACAGGGATTAGTAGATCAATGGGAAGATACACAAAGACAAATAGCAAATGATAATCTTAACCATCAAATTGATTTATATAATCAGCAAAAAGAAAAAGCTGATAGAGACTATCAGAAAGAAGCAAAAGCAAGCTATATAGATTATCAAAAAGAAACAGACAAATATGGAGTATCAAGAGAAAATGTAGTACAGAATGGACTATCTAATAGTGGATATTCAGAAAGTTCTAAAGTAGATATGTATAACACCTACCAAAATAGAGTATCAACAGCAAGAGAAAGTTTAAATAATATTAAGTTAGAATTTGATAATGCCATTAAGGAAGCTCAATTGCAAAACAATGCTAAGTTAGCAGAAAATGCTTTAACAGCTTTACAGCAAAAATTAAGCATAGCTCTAGAAGGATTCGGATATAAAACAGAGCAAGAAAACAATAGATTAAATTGGAATTATAACATTAATAACACTTACTATGACAGGTATAAGAATGTTGAAAGTCAGATTAATTATGAGAACGAACAAGCTGAGAAGATAAGACAATTTAATGAACAAATGGCATATCAGAAGAGACAACAAGAACTAGAACAACAAAGATGGGAAAAAGAATATGCATTACAACAAGCTCAAGTAGCAGCTAGTAGAAGCTATGGTGGAGGTGGAGGATCATATAGTTCTGGTGGAGATTATCCTCCAATAACTGAAAATCAACAAAATGCATTAACAACAGCATATTATAGTGGATCTTATAACAAAGATGCTTTAACAAATGGACAAGTTGATAAAAATAAAGTATTTAGTAATGGATATCAACCAAACAATGTAAATGGTAATAAATTAACAGGTTACATAAAAAATAAAAAACAAGTTTATGTAGATGTTGTAAGTAGAACTTTGCAAGGAACAAAAACTACTACTAAACAAAAAGTATGGAAAGACACTAAAGGTAATTTGTGGGTATGGGATGGTACAAACAACAAGTATGTAGCATATAAAAAGTAAGAAATACAATTTAATTGAGGAGGAAATATGGGAAATAAAGTTTATAATACAATAACAGGACAATGGGGAGAGGATAAAACAACAAAAAAATCAAAAAAAATTTCTAATATATCCTCAAATAGACAAACATATAATGCAATAACTGGTGAATGGAACAATTCTATATTACCTACTAAGAGTACATTATCTGAGGATTCTACCGTATTACCTATTTCAAAAAAACAAGAAAACAATAAATGGAAAAATTCATTAAATGATGGATATGATTTCGGAGATATAACAAAAACAGTATTAGGAACTGCAGGAGAAGTAATTCCAAAAGTTGCAAAAAATACTTTTGAGGCAGGAAAAGAAGTGGTAAAACATCCAATTCAAAGTACAAAAACATTAGGAGTAGGAATTGCATCAGGTGCAGACAAAGCAGATGATGCATTAAATAAAGCTGGAGAAGATTTTACCAATTGGTTATTTAAAAGAGA